CCGATGCATACACATTGGCTTCTACTTCACGGCGCATTTTCAAACCCTTCAAGATGCGACCTCTGGCAAATACCCACCGTTTAAATTGGGCGGGCACCTCAGGGTGCTCCTCCCGGTTTACCTTCCTACGAAGCGTGGATCGCTGTAGCGCGCCGCTTCCTAGATTGAAGGTAAAGGATACCAGAGCATCAAACTGGCCATCCGTGAGAGGCACATCAATCAGACGTAGCACGCCCCGCTCAGCCCAGAGCACATCCTGTCGAAGCAACTCTTCAGCTTCTTGCGGATCAATTCCGGAAGAAAATTGACTTTTCTCCTCGTCACGAACCACATGGCCATAGCCGATGGTCGGGTAACCCGCCGGGCAGACGTAGATAGTCGGCGAGAAACCTTCGAACCGTTTGATGAGATCAAGTCCTTCCTGCGTGATGTGACGCATCTCACTTCCCCCTGGCTTTTGCCAGCGCCCGCTGACCGAACCAGAAGCTCATGACGGCCGCGAACAAGGCTTGGGTTTCCGGGTCCCAGACTTGCGGTAAGGCCACCACAAAGGCAAGGCCATCTTCGGCCATCAACACATACAACGTGCTAACCTTCACTACGGTAAACAGCATAAAGAAGGCATAGGTAATTACCGGGCGCACCGAGGCACGCAGGCCGTCCACCCATTTCACCCCGGAAGGCTGGCTGTCGTGCTTGTAGATGGCCTGGCTCTCGGCAATATCCGCTTCGACGACGATCTCCTCCAGGCGCTGGGTGTGTCCCAGCTTCATCTGTTCCATCTGGCGGTCCAGGATGGCCAGTTCGTGTTTGCGATCCTGGTGGTCCTGCCAGAGCTTGAGTAGGTCGGGAAAGGCGCTGGAGACGAAGCCCAGCAGGCTACCTAACAGGGTCAACATATTTAGTGTCCTCCAAAGAGTTTCAGTTTGATGGCGGCCCCGGCCATCAGGGCCAGAATCAAGCCGGTTGTCATAATGCGAACGATGGTTTGCCAGGCGGTGCGCTTGGCGAGGTTGAGAGCCTGCAGCAGAGAGCGAAGCTCACGGATATCCTCAGCAGCGTCTTCGCCATCCAGGCCCACATCGGCCAGGGCCCTGAGCGCTCCTCGCTCGGCAGCACGGTTGAGCATTTCCTCGAATTCTTCCCGCGGCAGAGTGATCAAAGGTTCATTCTTTCCCGGTGGGGACACGGGTGCCTCCAATACGAAAAAACCCGCCGAGTGGCGGGTCTGTGTGATTCTTAATGTTGGGTTCAGGGTTTGGGCGTTTCCGCTTCAACGCGAGTGATGAAACCTTGGTTATCCAGTTGATGCTCAGCCCGCTGGATCAGCCATTCACCGTCCACACCATCGCGTAAGCCCTTGAGCCGGACTTTGCCTTCCGCCATCAGTTCGGTATTGCCGATCAGTGTCAGACTCAGGGTGCCAGTGCCGCGTTGGAGTGCATCCAGTTTCGCCTGGGCGGCGCGAGTGGCCTGTTCCGCATCCGGATAGGTATGACGCAAGGTGTATACTGGCTTACCTTCTCCCACTCGAACTGGCACACGTTCGGCGGCCAGCGGGTCATGCCAGTGGGTTACCACTGCCTCATACTTGCCCCGGTCGGCTTGGGTCATCCGATGCTGAATCACCTGCGACGGTGAAACCTCAATGGTAGGCAGTTCTTTGCCTGAGGCGCTCTTGGCCTCTCCCCGGGTTACAAACACCAGGTTGCCGGCCACTGGCTTGGCCACTGCGCCTGATTCCCGGGCCAGCCGGGTGAGCAAATGCAGATCCGACTCCTCGGTCTGGTCCAGATGAGCGATGGCCACCGGGGCCAGTGCGTTGCTGACTTTGGGTTTCAACCCGTGCTCGGCGGCAATGCTGGCCACCAGATCGGCCAGGGTAATGTTGTCCCAAACACGGGTCCGGGGAGCCTTGAGGCTTTCACGCATGTCGGAGGACTTGGCACGGATCGTCAGGGTGTTGGGTGGACCGCCGTGTTCCACCTCGTCCACCACATAGAGGCCAAGATGGACCAAACCTGTCTGCCGGTAACCCAGCGACACCTCAAGTTCCGCCCCATGCCTGGGCCAGATTAGCGAGGCATCACGATCATCCAGAGCAATCTCAACCGTATCCGACTTGATGCCCGCCTCGTCGGTGATCCGCAGAGATAGCAGCCGATCACGGATGAGGTCGGTAATGTCCTGGCTGTCGGCCAAAATGCGAAAATCCGGCGTCATGGTCTCAGTCCCACAGACGAATCAATCCTGGCCTGACCGACAGATCTGGAAACCCCGGCAGATCGATCACGACACCGGCTGGCAGCATTGGTCCCAGATCGGCCAAACCCGGATTGGCTTCCAACACAGCCTCGGTATAGCGGGACGATTCGCCGTACCAGGCTTTGCAGATGGCATCCAGCATATCGCCATCGCGAGTGCGGTATTGGGCCATTAGCTATCCTCGACAATCGTTCCAAACATTGTTCTACCTCCGCCATCCATGGCGTCGTCTCCGTATCGGGCCAAGCGAAGCTGAAACTCCAGTTTTCTCGGCTGGCCGTTGGTAAGCAGCACCGACTGTGTTTCATCGACCTGAAGGACCACCCACTGGCCCCAGATGAAGCCAAGACCATCCACCAGAAGCAGCGGTTCGCCTTTGCCCGCCTGCGCACGCATGGCATCGAGCTGTTTGAAGCCGCCCCGGTAGTGGGGATAGATCACGCCCTTGAGATCCAGCGTTTCGCTGCCGGGTCCCAGAAACTGCTGGGCAGGCAACCGCTGCAGCCGTTCCTGCGCCTGCCAACGGTAGGCGTTACTTCGGCGGAGTTCCTGATAGGCGGCGCTACCCAACGAGAACCGGTAGCTGCCCAAGGCCATCATGGTTTCACTCATGTTGAAGCCCCCGGCACTGGTTGAAAACTGCGCATAATGCCTCTATATAAAAGACGTTTATTTCGGCAAATGGAGTTTGAGCATGGCTGGCAACAAGAAACAAACCTCAAAACAAGTCGCATCAAATGCAGCGAAAGTTTTGAGCGACAAGAACTCATCTAAAACAGCGAAAAAGTTGGCGGCATCGGCTTTATCGCAAAGTGGCAACAAAAAACAGACTGGAGCAGAGCTTGAAGATCTTGCGTCTACTGTTTTAAGAAGCTCTAAATACAGCGACGAAACAAAAGAACTCGCTGGCTCCGTGTTATCTCAGTCAAATAAGAAGCGATAACCAGCACCGGGCAGTGAAACCAACCCGGCCAGAAGACTGGTGTTGTCAATCACTGTCGTAAAGCACTGAGCGCCGGTCGCTTTCAGCCCGAGCCTGTCGCTGGTCTAGTGCCCTCTGCACTTCCATTGCGATAGCCTTCCCATCCATGCCCGGTTGGGCATTGATGGTGATCGGCGCATCGATGCGGATAACCTGTTCCACCGGGGAACGGGCCTGTTGCACAACGGCAGGCAAATCCGGTGACTGCGGTGCGGCTATGGCGGGTGTTGATGCCACCAACGCCGTTCCGACGGTGGCGCGGACCATCTTGCCGACGGTTTTCTTGGGCTTGCTTGTTGGTTCATCCTCGCTATCGAACCAGCCCGCGACCGTGTCCCAGGCCTTACCCAGCATCTCCATGGGCTTGCCGAGAAACTCAAGTTGCCCGACGATCCAATCCACGGCACCTGACGTCAGGTCCTTCACTCCCTGCCAGAGATTGCCAAAAAACTCGCCGATGGGCTCCCAATACTGGATGAGCATGTAGGCCGCCCCAGCCAGAGCCGCGATACCCGCCACGATCAGGCCGATGGGAGTGGCGGTCATCGCGATATTCAGCGCCCACTGGGCGGCAGTGACGATGCCCATCCGAACAGCACTCAACCCGGCCAGCATGTTCATGCGTGTCATGCCCAGTTGAGCCAGCGCGAGCCCGGCGCTCAGGGTTCGATAGGCGGTCACCAGTGTGAGCACGCCCCCTCTGAGAAAGGTGAAAGCGTAGGCACCTGCAATGGTTGTCACCTTCAGCGCAATCAGACCCGCGGTGGCTCCAACCACCACCTTGGTCAGAAACGGATACGCCTGTGAGGCAGCCGATATCCAGCCGGCAAAGGTGGCAAAGACCTCGGCACCGGCGGCAACCGTGGGCAGTAGCACATCTCCCAGGCTGATCGCCACGCTCTCCAGCGCGCTGCCCAATCGCTTGAGTGCGCCACTGGTGGTGTCACCCATCTTTCTGGCCATCTCATCGGCGGTACCTTTGGCCTTTTGCAGCTGGGCGATGTAATCATCCAGTGCGCCGGAACCGGCCTGCTTGAGCAGTTCCGTCATCCCGGCGGCCGCTTCGCTGCCGAACAGGCGCTTGATGACCTCGGCCTGCTCGGCCGAACCCATGTGTTGGGTAGCCGCTCCAATATCCTTCAGGATCTCCGGGATAGGACGCAGGTTGCCCTCGGCATCCTTGACGCTCAGTCCCAGCTCCTCGATGGCGTCTGCCGCCATCTTGGGAGGGGCCGACAGGCGCAGGAAGGCGGCCCGCAACGCGGTGCCCGCCATACTACCCTGGATACCCACGTTACCCAGCAACCCGGCCATGGCGGCGACTTCTTCCAGCGAAGCGCCTGCTGCGCTTGCGACGGGGGCCGCGTATTTCAGCGTATCCCCGAGCATCTGCAGAGTGGTATTGGAGCTGGTGAAGGTAGCCGAGAGCACATCGCCCACCCGGCCCATCTGATCCGCCTCAAGCGAGAAGCCACTCAGGATATTGGAGGCGATGTCGGCGGTTTCTGCCAGATCGCTTCCGGCCGCCTGGGCCAGGTTCAGCATGCCCGGGGTGGCCGCCAAAATCTGATTGGTCTTGAATCCGGCCATGCCCAGAAAGGTCATGGCCTCGGCACTTTGGCTGGCGGTAAAGAGCGTGGTTTCACCCAGCTTGCGCGCGGCCGCTTCCAGCGCCTTCAGGGACGCCTCATCGGCGCGGGTGATCGCCCCCAGCTTCGCCACCGACTGTTCGAAATCTACGGCCACCTTGATAGGCGCAGCGATGGTGGTGCCCAGCGCCGCGGCATCAAATAGCTGGCCCCGCAGGTCCGCGCGCCGGGCCTTCATGGCCTCCTGGGCGCGCATGGCCTGGGCCAGCTTGCTGTATTTCATGTTCAGCCGGTCGAGAGTGGAACCGAGCCGTTGGTTCTCGTTGGCTAGCTTCCGGGTGTTGATCCCGGCGCTTTCCAGTTCCCGTCGTACCTGCCGCAGCCGGTCCTTTTGCGTACCGAGTTTGAGCGACAGGCTGGCCGCTTTCTGCTTGGCTGCTTTAAAGGACTGGACCAGCTTCTTGCTGGGCTGGTCAGTGGCCGCCATCTCCTTGCGCAGCCGCATGACCTCCTTGGCCGCCGCGTTGTAGGCGGCACGGGCCTTGCCCAGGTTGGCTTCCGCCAGTTCGAACTTGCCGATGGCCTGCTGCTGGGAGCGCAGGTTCTTTAGCGTGCCGCCCAACTGGTTGAGTTGCGCCTGGGAGCCGCGTACCGCGCTCTTGAAGCTGCCGCTCACCGCCGCGCCGATCTGGATCGCCAGTTTGAAGGTGTTCTTCACTTACTTCGTTCCTGTCTTGGGCCGCTCTCGCGCGTCCATGCGCTTTGCGGCACTTATCCATCCCTGGATGTCGGGCACGCCTCGAGCCAGGCCACCAGTTCATGGCCATCGAGTTCGAGCAGTTCGAAGAGTGGCCAACCGGTATGGGAGGCCAGCGCGATACAGGCGCGGCGCACCTCAAGGGGACTCAGGACAAAAAATCCTGGTAGGCCTTCTGAAGCTTGGCGTAGTCGGCCATGTCGAGATCCATCAGCGCCTCGGGAGTCACCTCACAGAGGTTGGCGAACAGATTGATCTCCTTCTCGGCATCGGAAACCTTGGTGGCATCCACCCCCAACATGTCCCGCACCTTGGGGCGGCGCAGTTTCAGCGACTTGACGTTCATGCCATCCACGCTGATCGGATATTTGAGTTCGATAGAGGTGCTCATGCCTTCTTGACCTCCGCTTTGGAAGCATCAGTCTTCGCAGCCGCATCAGCCGTGTTCTTGGCAATCTCATCCCGCAGCGCCTTGAGTTCCTCCTCGGCACTGGCAAGCGCTGTTGCCAGTTCGCCAATGCGAATGGCGCTGGCCAGGTCGGTGCCGATGAACCCGCCGTTGATCAGTGGCCGGGCCTGTTCCGCGGTCAGTTCCAGGCTATCACCATAGCTGACCTTTGCCCGGTTGTGGGTGGTCGGTTTGATGACGTAGTAAGTTTGGGTGTCCATGATGATGACCTCGTTGTTCAAATGCCCAAGGCGTTACGGATTTCCGACAGCTGGTCCACGCCGCCGATGACACGGACCATGTTGGGGATGTCGATTTCGTGCACCACCTCGCCGCCATGGGTCAGCTTGTAGTAGCGCAATGCGATGGCGAACTTGAGCGTGGCCTTGTCGCCCGGTTTCCAGTTGCCCGGATCCATCTCGCGGACGATGCCTTGCAGGTTGACCACAACCGGTGTCTGGGTGCCGTTATCGGATACCACCGCACCGCGAACGGTCAGCGGCGTGACACGGCCGGGAGCCAGCCCGAACAGCTTGAGTGCCTCCTTGTCGAAGCGGGTCAGGGTGAACTCGCACTCCAGTTTCTCCATGCCCATCTCCACCTCAATGGGCGCGTCCATGCCGCCACCGCGAAACTCCTCGGTTTTCATGGTGAGTTTGGGCAAGGTGAGTTCTTCCACGTTGCCCGCGTAACCCCGGCCGTCCACGAACAGGGCCATGTTTTTCAGAATGTCGTCGAGCATACTGGCCTCCTGTTATGCGGCTTCCGGCAGCACTTCCACCAGGTAGTCGTTTACCAGGTGGCTGCGGAAGGTGATGTGCTCTGCCGGGTACGGCGGCGTGAAATCGAAGTCGATATAGACCTTGCCCTGGGAGAGCTGGTCCGGCGTATTGAGATCCGGATCGGCCCAGGCCCGGCCGTTGATGATGGCCCCCAGGGTTCGGAGATGCCGCAGGTAGGCGTTCACGCCCTCCAGCACATCCTCCAAGTAGGTCTTGGTGATGTTGCGATCCACCGCCCAGAGGTGGGCACGCAGCAGCGACTCGTTGATCATATCAGCGGTGCGACGCACGCTCAGGAACGCCCACTTCGGATCAGACGAACAGGTGCGGTTGCCCCACAGGCGGAAGCCGTTCTTCTGGATGATGGTGGTCACTTCATGCTCATTGAGGTAGTTGGCCCGGGCATTCACATCGCCCAGCGCAAAATCCACCGAACGCGCCATGCCGATAATGCCGCGTAGTTCCTGATTGCTTGGAGACCACCAGAAGCCGCGCTCGCTGTCCGAGCGCGCAATCAGCCCCGCCACGCGGGCACTCGCAGGCCGGACCACCTCGCCATCGGACTGCGTGCTCCAGACACGGACCCAGGGATCGACGAGATACAGACGCGGACTGCCGAACATCTCACGATAGGCAATCACATCGCTATCGGTGGTGTTCGGCCCATCGGCAACCACGACGGCGCGCAGCCGCTCAGCGACGCTCAGCAGTTCGTTCACCACTGCGGGGTCATGGCTGTACTCGGGCGCGATCAGGATGCGCGGCGTGACATGCACCTCGCTCTCCGCGGCCAGGAAAGCCTGGACGCCCAGGTACTGGCCGGTTTCGGGATCCACCCCGCCGATGATGCTGGTGATATCGCCTGGCGGCAGACCGAGCGCGCCAGCCAGTTCCGGATTTGCCAGCGGAACCTCCACAGCGATCTCAGGCGATAGTTCCGGCACCCTGACCACAACCACCATGGCACCGGTCTGATCAAAGATGTCATCCAGGGCCGCAGGCAAGGTACCCACGTTACCCAGTGCAGCCGCCTCAGCGCGGCTGCCGGCGATCAGTACCGGATGGTTAAAGGGAAACTTTTCGGGATCAGCGTCCGGTGCGGTACCGATCACACCGATGACAGAGGACCGCACAGTTCTTATGGGGCGGGGACCGTTGTCAATCTCAACGACCTCCACCCCGTGCAAAAATTGCTCGGGCATGGTGACTCTCCAGATGAAATAAGGGTTCAGGTTCAGGGGACGATCTGATCCAACAGACCGGGGTCGGCCTGCGGATCACTCGACCAGGCCCGGCAGGCATCGATGAACTTGCCCATGGTCGCGATGACTGTGGCATCGCCCTCACGCAGAATATTGAGCTGCTTCCACTCGGGGTAATATTCGAGGATGCGCGCCCGCGCCAGACGCCTGCGCAGGTCTTCCGGCGTGATATCCTCCTCGGCGGGGATCACCTTACCATCGCCCCAGCTATCACCGGGGCTTGCCTCTCCCTCATATTCCACCCACTCGAGTTGAGACTCGCAGCGTTCGCTGTGGACACCGACAATGGTGCCGCTGTCAATTTCGAGCCAAGCCATCACTTCCTCCACATTGCAAGGTAGTTGATCTGGGATGCCGCACGGTTCTCGGAGTTGTTGCACACGACGCGGATGCGGTTCCCGAGGTTATGCCACTTGAGCCATATCGAGTCGTTGCTGTCCACATTACCGGAGTAATGCACCGCGCCGATACTGGCGATGAAGCCGATCAAATGGCTCATGGTGTAGCCGCCCGGCGGGTAGATATCGACGTAGTTGTAGCGGGTGTCGTCATAGCCGTTCCACCAGCCAACGAGTGCGCGCCGGGCGACCGTCTGCAGGCGGCCATAGGTCACTCGCGTCTGGGATGCCAATGGCACATAGCGGCCGTCATGGTTGTGGCTGGCCGGGGGATAGACGCTGGGCTTGGCGTCGATCTGATTCCAGTTGTGCCGGTGCGAGGTCCGCGCATAGCGGGCATCGCCATGGGTGCGGCTCCCGGCCGGGGTCATGGCGAGATCCGTGGCAGTACCCGCCTTGGCTTCTGCCGGAGTGGCGAAACGCACCACGCCTTGCTTGCTCGCCGTAGCCGGTGCCAGGTTGACGCCGCCGGTGCCGTCGACCACGACACTGTCCGCCGGTAATGCCGTCATCACCATGTCGAAGGCCAGCAGCAGATCAACATTCGCCGCCTTGAAGGCAAGCGCCTGATCGGGATTGCTCCAGATGGCCAGCAAGGTGCCGTCGTCGAGAATAAAGCCGACTTCGCGCACCCAGTATTCGACCTGGTTGCCATCCTCGACCGCCGTGATGTGAATCTGCGTCGGCGTCAGGCGCTCACCCTGGCCCACGGGGATGCGGCGGCGCTCGGAGCGAAGGGCCGATGCGGTTGCATCGGGCACCCATCCGGCGTCCCCCAGGGCGATATGGGTGATGCGCGCCTGCAGTCCGTCGTTGGTGGCATTGAAAACGGCCTGCAATCCGTCTTGCGTGATCACAGGCGTCAAAAGCGTGCTCATACAGATGTCTCCATTCGGGTTCGGACAACCACGGTCGCTCCAATCGATGCAGCGGTTTTAAGATCAAAGGAATCCAACTCGCCCTGCGCCTCGGGGCGGGTGAGTAAGCGTGTTACGGTACTGGTCTGCACCAGGAACGTTGTGGCAAACCCGGCCTGGCTGTTCAGAGGCTCTTGAATGAGCTCGCTGCCTCGCCGCAATGCTTGGTTGCCAAGAAAAGTTCCAGCCATGCCCAGACTGTCATCGAAGCGCGCGCCCACGCGAAAGGCGTAGTGGCTTCGAACCGGCTTGACCGCGTCCACCGATCTTTTGAGCGCGGTATAGAGTGCCGGGCTCAGTATGGCCTCGCTGCTGGCATGCAGATTGGCGTTGGCCCAGGCCGTCAGGCGGAAGGTGTGCGGTGGGTCGCCGATCTGAAACCATTCCGCCAGTTCCGCCTCAACGCCAAGCACCCTGAGCACCCGCCGGATCGCCGCCACTGTTCCCTTGATGCGGTGAATGCGCAGGCTCTCGGCAATCAGGGACCGCTTGACCGAATCGGGCCATTCGCTGTCCCAGTCATCCACGGACATGGCCCAGGCCAGCCATGGCAGCAAGGGCCCCGGGCATCGTGCCGGATCCCATACTGTGGGGACCGGCACCGGCAAATCCGTGGCTGAGGCCATCGTTGATTCAATGGCTCGCTCAGGTGCCGGGGCATTGGGCGGCAGCAGCGAGTGAAGGTCATTACTCACCGATACCTCCTGCGGTTACTTCAACTTGCATGGCATAGGCCGCCTGATGGGGTTCAACCACGATATCTGACGCGGGTTCTGTGAGAACCACATTCTGCACGCCCACCTGATGCAGGGCCGCATACAGGCCGGAGAGGGTAATGTCATGTCCGAGCAGATGATGGCTGCGCGCATAGTCGGTTGCTGCCCGCAGCGCCTCCTGCCGCACGACTTCCGGATCAGGGCCTGCATAGAACACAAGCTGCGCCCGGATCCGGTAGGGAAGGATCTCGGCATTCTGGACCGTAACCTGGTCGGTCAACGGCCGCACGTCCTCCGCATTGAGCCGGGTACGTACCTGCTCGAGAAGATCCGCGTTCGCACGACCGTCACCCTCGGCGGATAACACGGTCACCACCACCTCGCCAGGCGTCGGGCTTTGCACCGAGACATCCCGTACCTGCGGGGATGCGCTCAGCGCATGGAACACATAGCTGCCCACCGGCCCGGCAGTGCTGTAACTTTCCAGTGACAGCTGGGCGCGATAGCGCAAGCGCTCGTCGTCTTCGTAAACCGGCGGTACCGGAGGCTGCGCTTGTGGATCACCGGCTGAAATAATCTGGCGCGTGACGCCATAGAACGCAGCCAGGTTGTCCAGATCAGAACCCCTGGCATAGGCCAGCATCACGGAACGGCTGGCATCGTTAATGCGGGCGCGCAACAACAGTTCCCGATATGCCGCGACCTCCAGCAGTTTGTATACGGGGTCGCTTTCCACGGCCGCGGAAAATTGCGGTGCACGTGCCTGCAGCTCTGCTTTGAGCGAATCAAGGATCGTCTCGAAATCCAAAGGCTCCACCACATCCGGTGCAGGCAACTTGGCCAGGTCGATGACGCTGAAGCCGGTCACAGTATGATTCCCTCCAATGTCATCGCTTGTCCCGCTGGAAGGTAGACACCCTCAAGTCGGAGTCTGAGACCGCCGCGCGTCACTTCCTCCACCTCCACCCGGGTCAGTTGCAGACGCGGCTCCCATTTCAGCAGCGCCTCGGCAGTGGCAGTATAAATGTCGATGAGCGTGGCCCGGCTGATAGGCGCATCCACCAGCTCCGGCAAACGTGAGCCGTAATCGCGGCGCATCACCCGCGTGCCGACGGGCGTGGTCAGTATGTCCCGGATCGATTGCTGGAGGTGTGCCACACCATCGAGCCACTGCCCGGTGAGACTGTGCATGCCGTTCATATTTATTGCCGTTGGTTGGGAGTCTGTGTATTGCCCGGCCCACTGCGAATGCCGCTATGGGTATGCGCGTTGAAGATGTCACGATCACATTGCATGGAGCGGGTGTGATCAGTAATGTCGCCACTCGCTTTGATGTTGCCGGTCACGGCCACATCACCAACGATGGAAACACCGCCGCTGGAGACGATCTCCGTGGTTGCGCCCTCTGGAAGGACCGCCTTCAAATGATGCGCGGACCTGTCGTACTCGATCACCGCGCCGTCGGCATACACCACCCGATGCATATCCGGGCGATCGCCCTGTGCCGGGAAGCTGCGCTGGTTGATGGCTCCCAGCACAACGCCTTGCGCCGGATCGCCACTGGGGGAAAGCACCAACACCTGCTCGCCAATTTCAAAAGGCCACCAGCAGTTGTCAGGCCCGGCCCTTAACGCCAGCATGGGCAGCCAGCCGGTCAGTAGATCGCCCACTCGCACCCGGCAAAGCGGGATCGCCCCGCTATAATCGGTTTCCTCGATACGGCCTATCTTGAGCAGGTTGCCCAGACGCCGGTGAATCTCGGCGATTTCAAATGCTGTCTCCACCGCGGGTCACCTCATCACTATCGTTCCCGATGCCGAGGAACACCTGTGTCGGTATCACACCGGCACCATCCCAGGCGGAGTCGCCCACTCGAATCTGCTGTGTCCACTCGATAAGCCAGACATCGTGCCCCTGCATCTCGGGGGCGAAATGGTCCGGGCCCGCTTGCTTGAGTTTGGCCTTGCCCACGTTCGCCAACGGAAAATCGTTCGCAAACAGCCAGTGCATCACCGCCAGGACCAAGCCCCGCTGCACGGCTTGCGCATCCGGCTGGGATTCGACAACGATGACCCGGGCTTCCCAGTAGGTGATCAGTGCCAGCTCACCGGTGCCGGGATCAATATCCGGTTCCAGTTCGGCCAGATCCACGAACACGGCGGGCAAGGTCACTTTGTCCATTCGTCGCGGGAAGGGCCCGCATTGCTGTAAACCGGAAATAGAGCCAATGCCTTCGATAATGGATTGGTGAAGCGCTTCTAGCGTGGTCACGCTGTTGTCCTCATCAAGTAGCGTAATTCGTGCTCGAACAAACGCTCGAAACGGGCCATGACATGCCGGTCAGCCAGCTGTTCCATGACATCCGCAATGCGTCCGGTAGCGACCAGCTGCACCTCCTGAATAGGCAGGCGTGATTTACCCTTGCGCCGGAACACCCCGCGATGCCCATTTGGCATGGTGGCGATAAAGGCACCGTCGAACTGGCGTTTGGCCACCCGGGTGCCGCGCCGGTTCTGGCGGGGCGTACCCAATTCGGCGGCCTTGATGACACCGGCGGCCTTGCCCAGTGCCACACCGGATTCCGGGTGGCTGGCCCTGGCGCGCAGCAGAATCAGTACATTGCGGATTAAGCCCACCCGCACATTGAGCGATTGCGCCGCTTCACGAGCGACGTGGGTGCGCATCCAGCGTGCCGTCTTGTTGAGTGCCCGAACGGCCGCGGTTCTGATCTGACGCTCACCCGCAGTCAGCGCCGCCTCCCACTCGGCAAGCGGCGGTTGCAGTGTCACAGTAACCGTTAACATCGGGATTACTCCTGGATAGGCAAGGATTCCGCCGACCAGACCAGATGGTGCTGGTCGAGCCGGGGCTCGCTCTCGATGCGGTAGCACCGACTTAAAACACAGATCTGGTCTCCGGTGCGCGGCTCCGGCACTTCGTGTACGCGAAATTCCAGCACCGGGTTCTCCGCATGGATACGGCCTTCACCCAGTTCATAGAGTTCCTCGGGCCGCCGGGCGATAACCCGGATGGTCTGAGCCTGGCCTGCCTGCGGGCGGTATTCGGCGTCCACGCCCAAATGCCGGAACTGGCTGTCCAGAACCCGGGCGAAACGTGCCCGGACATTGTTACGCGCCATCCATGGCGCGTCCCCTTCGGGCGCACCTGATGCGACCCGTTTTGTTCCAGACAAAACGGTCATACCTCTGCCGCCAGTTTCTGATACTCGCTCCAGGCCTGGTCGCGCTCGGCTGCGGTAATGCTTCTGCCAAGCAGATCCTCAATGGCCCTGACCGTTGGCTTGCCGTCCTTGCCGTAAGCGTCCGGCGACAGATCACCAATGGCGTCGACAATCGCCTCGATCAGATCGTCATCCGCCTCGTCCTTGGGAGAGGCCTTTACAGCAAGATCCCTTTCTATCAGTTCTCGCGCCTCATCCGCCGGGAGATTCACCGGCACGCCCGGCGGGACATACTCCATCTTCTCGGGCGTGCCGACGCGCAGGGTGATATTTGCAACGACTTTCATGGTTCACCCCCTTAGCGCACTGTCGCACACAGGCAGGCGTTCGGCCGGTAAGGCACCACCAGTGGCGCGGACTGCATCAGCAGCCAGCGTACGGCGGGGTCTTCCTCCAGCCAGGACTTGGTGAAATAGCGGCTGGCGCGGTAGCCCGCCTTCTCGTCCTGGATCACGCCGTAACAGCGGGTGCCCTCCAGCATGCCTTGGCTGGCGAGCAGCACCGTATATTCAGGCAACATGTTGCGTGCCATGCCGTCGTCATCGACATAGGTGTCGTTGTAGACCCAGAAATCGAAGTCTCCAACCGAGCCTACATAGCGTGCCTTGTCATTCGCCTGGCCACGCAGAATCGGGTCGATGATCAGCGTATTGGAAGTGCCTCGGCGCAGTTCCAACAGCCGCTCCACCTTTGTATCAGCCTTGAAAACGCGCCACGCGAGCGGGTCCATAACGACAGTACGTGCCGCCGCCCCTGACTTGATCTGCACCATTCCGGCCCAGTCTTCAATATCATCAAGCACCTTCACGCCGGTCTCACCCCAGCGGGTGGCCCCTGTCAGCGCCAGGGTCAAGGCTGGGTCACGCTGAAAGTCGATAATTTGTGTTGGATAGTCCTCACCGGACACAGTGATCTTGCCGGTGCGCAAGGCTTCCGCCGCCATCACCTCTTCACGACGGGTTAGATTCTCGACCTGATTGGTCAATGCCCGGTTCAACGCGGCTTCGCGTCGATCCATCGGTTTCAGGTTACCGCCGATGGTCTCGCCGATCTGGCGCTTCAGCGGAGCATTGGGGTCAAAGCGCCGCTTGTCCTTCACATAGGCGGGCTTGAAGCTACGGGTTTCGAAGCCCTCCGTAGCGACAACCTTGCCTTCAACCAGGGGCGATACAAAAGGCACCAGGCGAGGCTTGGACTTGTCGATATCGAAGTGGATCTCTTCACTATCCTCGGTTTGAATCGACGGGAAGAAGGTATCCAGCAAAAAGGACGCTGGACGATCCAGATGCTCGACCACACGGTTGAGCACATGCGTAGAAAAAATATCCATGAGTAATTCCTATTGCTGGTTAAGCCTGGTTGTTGCGAAGAAAGAGTGAGCGCTGACGAAAACCTGTGGCGACGCTTTCTAGCGTATGCCCCGCACCCAGCGTCAAGGCGCGGGCGTTGAACTCACCGGCGAAGTAGACGTGCGCATGTACATCACCGGCGGTGGCATCGACATGCTCCGCCAAAATGGCATCGGGCTCTTCCGAACCGTCATTGGCGCCTGCATCACTGAGCTGGTAGAAGCCATTTGCTTCAATACGGCCAAGGACCGCGCCTTGCGGCAACGCTGCGCCACCGGTCACCGTCACGATTCGGCAGATGCGTGGAAATTCACCAGCAATCAAATTGTCTGGCGTGTGCGCGCCTTGATCGGCAAAACCTTCTGCAATGCCCGGGATACTCATGCGGCACCTCCTTGAGAGAATCGGGCGATACGTTTAGCCACAGCTTCAGCGTCATCCTCCTCGTGCTCGCCGCAGTCGGGATCAATGGCCGGGTTGTTGACCGAGGCCATGGCCTGTTCAAACCCGGTCACGGAAGCCGGTGTTTTCACCTCGACCTTTGTTGGTGCGGCCTCCAGTGTCGTTAACGCCATCTCGGCGGCCATGTCAGTGGCAAAAGCCAGATGTTGCGCGAGCTGCTCGCGCCCCTTGGCGGCATCGGCCGCGATAATGGCACCGATGCGCTCACGTTCCTGTTGACGTCCGTGGCGCACACCTTCCGCCATCGCTTCATCGCGGCCTTCGGCTTTGATGCTTTCCACCAATTGCGGATGGTCGGCCTTCAGGGAATCAAGACTGATCGTGTGTAGATTCGGGTCTTCAGCCTTGCGGGTCTTGTCAGTCATCTCGTTGTCCTCAAGTGCTAGAAATGAAGAACCCCGCTTATGGGCGGGGTTCTGAAATGGGTTAATGCTGCTGATTGTCTTTTCGAGGCTGCCGACCTTGTCGGCCAGCCCCTGTGTGACAGCATGTTTGCCGATAAACACATCGCCGCCACCGAAATCCCGAACGACCGTCGGCGGATCGACCCCGCGATGCCGGGCGATGGCTTCAATAAAGACGGATGCCAGATCATCGATGCGTGACTGCAGCCTGACTTTCCCATCGTCACTGTTTGGATCTAGACGCTTATAGGGGCTTTGGGATGAAACGATCTCGACAGTGTTCTCGCCTTTGCCCCCTCGATACACGGCAACGACACCGATGGATCCCAACGAAGACGTTTCGGAGACGACAACTTCATCGCAGGCCGAGGCAATCCAGTAGGCACCGGAGGCTGCGTCACCCGAGGTATAGGCGATGATGGGCTTAGTTCCGCGTGCCTCGAAAATCATATTGGCAAACTCGGCGCAGCCATTGACCTCACCCCCAGGCGAATCGATATCCAGCACAATGCCCTTGACCTCCGGGTTATCCAGTGCAGTAGTGAAATCCTTGGCGAGAATCTCGTAACTGGAGGCCCCGCTGATCGCCGTGAACAGATTGGCATAGCGAAACAGAGGCCCTACCACAGGGATGATGGCCACCCCGTCCCGAATTTCGCTGACATAGCTGTTGTCCAGCTCACGGCCGAGCCGGGCCGATACGACCTCAATGGTCTCGTTCTGGCGCGAGGCGATCGTTAGAATGTTATTCAATGCCGATTCGGTAATCGCCCAGGGCTCACCGGTCGCATGGTTCCAGAATTTCATAGGGTTACTCGTTAGTAGCAGTCGACGGGGTTGGCAGCGTTTGCACATCACTGGTGACGGAATTCGGACTCAAACCCAGTTCACGCATCTTGACCTGCTCGCGAGCACGCTGTTCAAGCACCTCTTCCCAATCCAGACCTTGAGTCGCACATTCGTCTTCCAGTGTGGAAAGCCCGATTTCTAACCGGATCTTGGAAGCCCTGGCTTCTTTGACCGGGTCGATCCAGCCGCGGCCGGGACCAATCCACTTACAGCGACACCAGAGCGCCTTGTTTTCATAAAAACCCGGAGCTTCGATGAGGCCCTTATTGACAGCCTCTTCCAACCAAAGCTCATAGACGGGCTTTGCCCAGTAGGTGGCCAGCCAGCTGCGACGCCCCATGAAAAACCGCCAGGCCTCCATCAAAGCGGCGCGTGCCGATGAGTAGTTGGTTTTGGAAAAATCCTTCATCAACAACTCAAAGGGCAGGTTCAGCCCCGTGCCGATATGGCGAAGGACGTTTTCCACAAAACTGCTGTAGCCGGAGTTCGGTCGACTGGGCGTGAAAGGAGCCACCTTATCGCCAGGGAAAACCGGGATCACTGCACCGCCTTGCAGCTTCACCTGCCATTCGTTGCGCGCAGCAATATAGTCATCGACCGAACCGCCAAACATCTCACTAATGGACTCCCCATCCAGCGGTGTTTCGATAAAGGCTGCGATCATCGCGTTGACCACCGCCGCCTGCAGCTCCGACCGCTCGTAGTGATCCAACATCTTGAACAGCGGCATGATGCTGGTCAGGATTGGTTTACCACGGTTCTGGCCAGTGCGTTCCTTGTCGTGGACATGGATGATGCGCGCGCGGCCAAACCGAGTGCGTACCGGTATCCGCTCGTACTGTTCGGAGGAGAAATTTACCCCCAGAAATTGATCACCGGGGTGGTGCTTGGCAATCCAGTAGGCCACAGGCGCACCATAGGTATCGATCTCGATACCCCCCCGGATCTTGCTGTCATTTAGCCGATCACCAGGATTTCCCAGGCGATCAGGTTCTACCAACTGAATAGTGGTAGCGAAGGTATGGCCGCGATTGGGCAACCAAAGCGGCAAAGCCAATGCTTCGCCGTTGACCAAGCCGGAGCGAAATACCTGGGTGGTCAGACCATTGAAGGTCAGGCTCCGGGCCGCATCGCATTCAGTGGTATCCGCCCAGCTACGCCATAGAGCCTCGGTTTTTCTGGCCCAGTCATCCGCCCAGTCTTTGTCTTTGCCCAGCGCCTTGTAGTCTGGCAATGCCGACAGGCGCAGACCTGTGCCCACGACGTTATCGACCAAGGTCTGCATGGCACCCGCAGCCACACCATGGTTGCGTACCAAGTCCCGCGAGCGCGATACCAGTGTCGGTAACTCACCCAGCAGATCGGCGTCGGGCGAACCCGCGATAGGTCGCCAACTGGACAACTCCCGGGCACTCGTTGATGCCGCGCGGTGGGCAGTATCAGACACCAGAGGTTTGCCATCTGGTCCCAGGATCATCTGCTGTTTCATACCGCACATCCCTGTGCGTCACCCTCGCGGGCAGCCTTCGGTTGTGCAAATATCCTATCCTGTAAATTTGTCATAACACCTCACGGTCGTGGCTCAGAATTTCATAAACAATGGACCTCGCCGTGGTCGCCCCTCGATGGCGGCAATCTCTGATTTGAGCTTACTGATGTAAGCATTGAGCTTGTCGATATCGGTCTGGGCGTAAGTGGTAGCACCATAGCCCCCGATCGATACCGTGACTTCCAGCTCGCCGGTCATCAGACGATGCAGCGCCGCCTCGGCCTCGGCGAGCCGCTGTTTCAAAGTGCTCAGGTCGGTCATTTCCAATTCTCAGAGATAGGGATCGTCAGCGATGGTGGGTGGACGGAGCGCCAGCCGTGTCGGCTTACGTGGTTCTGGCTTGTTCTGAACCTGCAGCACCAGGCCTTCCGGCTCTGACGGAGGCTCCGCCACACCCAAGGCCTGCTCCAGCCGCTTCCAGTGGATCTCCTTGAATCGGTCCAGGCCGTAGATGCTTGCGGCCGCCCGGGCATAGACCCGGCAGTCCAGCGACTCGTTGTTACGTGCAGGGTCTTTCTCCCAGGTCGCTTTCGGAAAACCCTTGTGCAGCCGGATCACCCGCCGTTCCGCAGTGAGTTGCTTGAAATACTCTTCGCCGTACTGCGGAAAGTGGCAGGTGCCCGGCGGATAGCCTTCGCCTGCCGCCAATTCCTCATCGGTGGGGCGCGGCAGTTTCAGCCAGCGGTAGAGTTCCACTTTGGCCACCGGACCGCTGACATTCCAGACCCGCAGACCTTTGCGCTTGCCACCGGTGTCGGCCTTGGAAACACTCAAGATGAGTGCCGTATCCTGGTCACGCCCCTTGATGGCGACCGCCGTTCTGGGCTGGGAGGCCCTGGCACCGGCACCGCCCCAGACCGCCTGCGGATGCTTGCGCACCCAGCCATAGACGTCCTGCGTGGCATACCCGGAATCGACACACATCACTCGAATCGGCAGCGTGCCGCCCAGGGCATGAGGCCAGTCCTTTGCCAGCAGCGTATCGAGCTTCTGCCATACTTCCGGCTGCGCGGTATTGCCGTCGAGAACTTGATAGTCCACCGACCACGATATCTTGTGGCGGCCCCAGGCCACCACCTCGCATTCGAGTCGATCGCGCTGAACGTCCACGCCAGCGGTAAGAAACAGTCCACCCACCGGCACCACCCCGATGGGGTGTTGTTCACGGCGTTCATAGAGCCGCTCCCATTCGGGCGCTTCAAACTCTTCCTCATAGGGCTCGCCCAACACGGTGTTGACGAAGCCCTTCATCAGGTCGGGATTGTTCTGGGCCGCCTCGAACATCTGCGCGGCATCGGCCCAGGAAAACCAGCCCACCGGGCTGTACAGGGATGACAAGTGATATCCCTGGGTGCGGCCATCGCCTTCGGCAGTGGGCACCCAGCGACCGTTGGCCAGCATCTGCGTCTTGTGGTGCTCATCAATCAGCACACCACAGGATTCACAGCAATACCGGGCCTTGTCCGGCTGGCCTTCCGGCCAACGCAGCTGAGCGAAACGCAGCGGCTGATAATGGCCGCATTCCGGACAGGGCACGTGATAGTAGCGCTGATCCGAAGCCTCGAACTCCCGCTGAATACGCGAAAGCCCCTTGATGGTCGGCGTACTCACCAACAGCACCTTGCGGCGTCGCTGGAAAGTGGCCGAGCGCCGCTCGGCAAGCAGAATCGGATCACCTTCGCCCTCCACATCGCCGGGATAGCCGTCCACCTCATCCATAAACAGGTAACGTGCGGGCATGGAGCGCAGGCCCACGGCACTGTTCGCGCCGGTCATAACCAGCACACCCCCCGGAAACTCTTTGGAAAGCACCGTGTTGCCGGAGTCCCGGCTGCGCGCCGGGGCGACCCGCTCACGCAGTTCGGGCACGTCCTCGATTTGCGGATCGATACGCTGTCGGGAGTTGCGCTTGGCCATCTCCACCGTGGGCGAAACGGCCATCATTGGTCCCGGGGCAATGTGGATGACATAGCCAATCCAGTTATTGCCTGCCTCAGTGCCGCCCACTTGGGCCCCTTTCATGAACACTACCCGCTGTACCGGTGAGGACACCGACAGGCAGTCCATGATCTCTTTCAGATAAGGGGTGCGCTCGGTGCGCCAGCGGCCCGGCTCGGCGGCCGATTTGGGCGAAAGAACCCGGTATTGATCCGACCATTCCGAGACGGCCATGAAAGGATCGGGTTTGAGTCCCTCGCGCCAGGCTTTTTCGATATCGAGTGCGCCGTCGTAATGATCAATTCCGCTAGTCCACCCGCGGCTGGACCTCGGCGAGCTCTGAGAGATGCTGTCTGACATAGGCTTCCAACGTGACGTGCATGGTGTGCGCGTCGACGCCCAGTTCGGCAGCCATTTGGCTTGAGACCCGGGCTGGCCAGCTCATCCAGGCATCACGTTCCGCGCGGGCCAGCTTGAATACATGGGCCAGTGCCTTGGATCGATCCACCAGCTCCTTCTTGAGTTGTTGCAGGCGGATGCGATTGGTCTGGGCCTTAAGCACCTCGTTGGCCGCTCTGGCCTGCATATAGGTGGTGCCGCCTCCGGCTGAACTGCCTTGCTCCCGCAAGGTGTCGGTGACGGCATCAAGTGCGGCGGCGGGCACCGCCTTTCGTTTATCGCCTCGCTGCTGCGCGGCATCCGTGTTCCTGTCCCACTGAGCATCAGCCTTGTCCGGATCGATCGTGCCATCCGGTTCCGGCGTAATACGCCCGGCCTTGATGGCCTTGCGCACCGCCGCATCCGATACGCCGCGATGGCGGCCGTAGGCCCGGATGGAAACCCCCATACCTCTATCTCATTGTTTTTTATCGGATATTTTTCTGAAAAATAAGCAGAAATAAGTTGATTAGTGCGCCGAAGGAAGCGTTCATGTCACCACGGTCAAGCACAAAAGGAGACAGAGACATGAGCAAGAAACCCACCGCCATCGACGCCTTCATCGCCAGAAAAGCCGAAATCGACACCATGCTGGCGCGGCTCCAGGCCCTCAGCGACGAGCACTTCAACGTCGCGCCAGAGGACGTCACCTGGGGACACGCGGGCGACCTGGCCCACTATGCCGAACTGCTCAAGCAGATCACCGACGCTGCCTTCGTCGAAGGCGAATTCGCCGAATAAAACCCAACAGGAGAACCCAGACCATGAAACTGACAGCCACTCAAGAACGCATCCTTCACGCAGCCTCCAGTCGTCCCGGCGGCAACATCGAGCCATTGCCCGCGAACGTCAACGCGGGTGTGCGCAACCGGGTGATTCAGGGATTATTGAACCGGGAACTGATCGAGCCCAAGGGCGATGGCTATTGCATCAGCGCCACCGGATACACGGCAATCGGCAAGAAACCTTCAGCCGACAAGCCAAACCACCGGTCCGGCACCAAGCAGGCGACCATGATTGAGATGATGCAGCGCCCCGAAGGCGCAACCATCGAAGAAATCGCTAATGCCACCGGTTGGCAACGCCATACGGTACGCGGGGCCATGAGCAATGCCCTCAAGAAAAGGCTTGGGCTGACCATCACATCCCACAAAGATGAGGGAGCCCCAAGGCGGTATCGAATCGCTTAGCCGATAGCGCCTTACTGCTCAGGCACCTCAACGGGTGCTTGGGCTTCTTCTGTTCCACCAATCATCAACCGTTCCGAAGTCGTCTCGTCAAAATCCTGTCCAGTTTCTTTGAGAACGGCCTTGTTGCCGGTGTAGTCCTGCCAGCGCCGGATAATCACATCGACGTACTTCGGATCCAGTTCAATCAGGCGCGCCTGGCGGCCGCTCTTCTCGCAAGCGATCAGGGTACTGCCCGAGCCGCCAAAGGGGTCCAATACGATATCCCGGCTCTTGCTGGAATTGCGCACCGCACGCTCGACCAGTTCCACCGGTTTCATGGTGGGGTGAAGATCGTTCCTGGCCGGTTTGTTGAAGAACCAGACATCCCCCTGATCGCGCGCGCCGCACCAAAAGTGGTCGGCTCCTTCGCGCCAGCCATAGAGGATCGGTTCATACTGGCGCTGATAATCGGAACGCCCCAGGGTAAAGGTGTTCTTGGCCCAGATGATGAATGTGGACCATTTACCACCGGCGTCACGAAACGCCTGCTGGAGCGTGTCCAGCTCGCTGGATGACATGGCGATGTAGCACGCGCCTTTGGTCACTTCGAGCAGATTAGCAAGCGCCGCCAGCAAAAAACCATAGAAGCCTTCGCCAAGATTGTCGTTCAGGATGCGCCGGTCCTTGTCGCGCATTTTGTCCTTGGCGGAGTTGCCATAGTCCACGTTGTAAGGGGGATCGGTGAAGACCATGTCGGCCAACTCACCGTCCATCAATTGTTCCAGATCTTCGCGCTTGGTGGCGTCGCCACAGAGCAGGCGGTGTTCACCAAGCAGCCAGAGGTCACCGGTTTGGCTGATGGCCTGTTCTTCTGGCTCCGGGATCTGATCGTCATCGGTGAGTCCGGTTTCATCTTCAACCGCCAGCAACTCATCCAGTTCCTCATCAGAAAAACCGATGACATCAAGGTCGAATCCCAGTTCCTGGATTTCGGTCAACTCGAGTTTGAGCAGATCTTCATTCCAACCGGCATTCTCGGCGATCTTGTTGTCGGCGATCACCAGGGCCTTGCGCTGCGCTTCGGTCAGATGGCGCAGCACGATTACCGGCACCTGTTCCAGCCCCAGCTGTTGCGCGGCCATCAAGCGGCCGTGTCCGGCAATGATGACATTGTCATCGCCAACCAGGATCGGATTGACGAAACCGAACTCGGCAATCGAACCGGCGATCTGCGACACCTGCCCATCATCGTGGGTGCGCGCATTACGCGCATAGGGGATCAGCCGCTGGAGCGGCCAGTGCTCCACCGTTTCGATAGAGGTCGTTTGCATTCGATTACCTTGAGAACTGAGTGCGAACCGCGAACCTGCGAACCCGTTTTTCGGGTCTGTCGCTAGCGAAACGCGGCGGCCTTGCGCCCCGCACCGCATGGATGGCCAGGAAGGACCCGCGGTCCTCTTGGCTGCGCGATGGCCCAATGAAAAAGGCCACGGGGTTGAAGCCGTGGCCTTGGTTGCAGTTCGCTCGTGATGTTAGCAAGCATTAAAGCAAAAACCGGGGGTTTTGTCCCACCCCCGGTTTCGCCACCATTACGCAGCGGCACGTTCCGCTTCGAGCCTCCGCGCTATTTTGCTCAACGCCACGTCCCAATAACGCTGGGCGGAGGTCTTGGGAAAGCCGGTCTCCCGGGCAATGGCCCGCCACGGCACCCGATAGGCACGCAGCCAGATGAGCTTGCGTTCGCCCGGATTGACCCAGGTTATCCAGGTGAGCGTTTCCTCCATGCGGGTGATCTCATCCGGCAATGCCGCCAACCGGATGGGATTGGGCTCCTGTCTCGCGATCTCTTGCGGCGTGTAGACGATGTCCGGCCAGGCCGACACATAGCCCCTCACGCCAGCCGAGGGCAGCTTGCGCAGCGTCTTCACGCAGGACTCGAAACGCTCTGCCACTTTTTCAGCAGTCCATTGTTCACTCATGCTGAGCCTCCGATCCGGGTATCGATCACCCAGTGCAACAGCGCCAGGGCATCGGCCTCATTGTCATCGTCGGGATGATGGCCGCGTTGGCGCACCGCCTGGATGACCTGCGCCTTGCTGGCGTTACCCTTGCCGGTGACATGGCGCTTGATGGTGCCCACCGGCACTCCCTCGTAGGCAATGCCGTGTTGCTCACACCAGGCAGAGAGATGGGCCAGGAAGCCGCCGTAGGCATGAGCGGCATCGACACCGAGGTGACGCCGGACCTCTTCGAAGTAGATGGCGTCTATTTGGGTTACCGTGGTCAGCATCTTGTCGAGCCAATGCTTGAACTTGAGGAAGCGCATTCCGCCGCCCTGGTAGCGGTCATGTCTGAACTCGGCCGTCCCGCTGGTGATGAGTGCGTCGGGCGATCGAAGCGCCCATCCGGTTTTGGTGCCGAGGTCGAGACAGAGCACCGTCATGCAGGCCGAGGCCAGCTCATCCTTCTCCCCGGGATGAAGAGCTCCCCCCTGGGGCTCTTCTCTCCCGTAGGGAGAGAGGGTCTGCGTGCAAACTGGAAATCTCTCTGAAACCCTTGATACGACTGGGTTTGTGTTCAGTTTGCAGGGGGTATCCGCAATCTGGTCCCTGCAATCTGCAAACTGGCGCAAGGTATTGTTTTTGCTGGATTCCAGTTTGCGGGCAGTTTGCAGATTGCAGCAAACTGGGTCAGATTGCAGACCGTCCGCGCGGGTACTGGTGTCGGGGTTTGTCGGTTGGTTCACTATTGGGCCTCCTCGTGATAGATCCAGACGTCCGGGTTTTCGACGGGTAGCACCACGCCGGTTTGCGGACATTTGTAGTGGGTGGGTTTGACGATGATGCTGGAGCGGGTGATCTCACCGGTGTCGGTATCGATCTGCTCTTTGCCCGGCAGGGTCATCTGCTCCACGCAGAGGTAGCCGTACTTGCTGCGGGTCAGCGGCGGCAGTCCATAGTCCTCGGGATTACGGAAGAACTTGATGTAGCCCTTGGTCGCCAGCACGGCCAGGCGCTCATTGATGGTGCGGTTGGCCCCAAGCCCGGCCTTGCCCTCGAACGCTTCAGCGAACTGGTTGGCGGTGTAGACCCTGCACTCAGAGGCCTCGTCGAAGATCAATTGCAGGATCACATCGCGTTTGCGGCGACGTTCGGCATCCAGGCGCTCGCCATGGTCCTGGTTGACTAGGCGCTCACTGTGCGGGTCGAGTTCCACCCATCGCCCGCCGGACTTGTCGACACGCTTGGTGGCAATGCCCGGACCATTGCGCAGCTCGAACACAAGCATTCGATCCGTGCGGCTCTCGTCGGGCCGGTAGAGCAGCATGCCGGTGGTGTAGTAGCCGCGCAGGCTGCCCGCACCGGACAAGGCAAGGAACGGATCTTCCTCAACCTGTTTCTTGCTGATCTTCTTGGTATGGTGGGCCAGAATGATCCCTGCCTCTGGATTTACTGCATCGCGCAGCTGCTCCACCCGCTCGCGCAGGAAGAACAGCATGGCGTTGTTGTCGTTCTCGCTTGCTCCCTCCGGCCCGCCATCGAAGACGTTTCGGATCGGGTCGATGACCAGAACATCTAGTGGTGGCTCAGTGAATGCCTCCCGCATGGCAGTCAACACTACGGCCATGCCATCGTCGTTGAGCACCAGCTTGAGCTGTGGCGTGACCTTGAGGTTGCCCGCCGCCTTGCGGATAACCGCCTTCGGCAGGTTCATCGCCTGAAAGCGTTCGCGCAGGTAGTGGTATTGCACCTCCGCCTGCAGATAAAAGATGCGCAAAGGCCTAGGTGGCATGAGTTCCAGGAAAGGCTCGCCTGCCGCCATGTGGGTGAGCATCGTGAGCAGAAAATCACTCTTGCCCACCTTGGGCGCGCCGCCAAAGACGATCATGCCGCCCGGTGTCAGCAACCGTGGTGCAATCAGATCGTCCGGCATGGGGGATGTGTCCGCCAGCAGTTGCCCCAGACTGAACACAGGGATGCCTGGCACCCCCTGCTTTTCACGTCTCGGGGCAGATTTAAGGAATGCGGCAACATCCATATTCTCGGCGGCCGCATCGGCCGCATCCCATTTTTCAGGTTTGTCCGCGGGCGGCTCAATGATGGCAACTGATACTGCACCCGCCTTGAGCACGGCCTCCTGTGCACGCTCGGCATACTGGATCCCGGCCTCATCCTTGTCCGGCCAGATCAGCACGCGTTTTCCAGCAAGCGGCGACCAGTCGGTCTTGTCCACCGGTGCATTGGCACCGTTCATGGCCGTGGTGGCCACGATGCCATGACTCATAAGCGCATCGGCGGCTTTCTCACCCTCGACCAAAACAATCTCATCGACCTGCTTGAGCCGGGGTTGGTTGTAGAGCGGCCTCGGGCTGGGAGCACGCATCGCCCGGGCGCGCACATCCCATGGCCGGTACTCCTTGCCATCCGGCGTGTCGTAGCGATAGACGCAGGCAATGAGCTGCCCATCGCCATTGTGGTAGTCCCACTTGGCTGACCAAGGACCGAGTTCATCGACCGGCGGTTTCTTAATGGTAGGTTGGGTAACAGGCTGATGAACATGGATGTTCGAATGCCGCGGGTCCATGGATGGACAGGAGCGGCCCGGCGTTTCACCCAACCAACGCGCAAGTGATTCCATCACCTGTGGAAAGTCCCGCTGGCTGTCCATGCCTGTTACTCGAGCCCAGAGCTCCAGCACATCACCGCCTTCGCCGGTAGCAAAGTCGATCCACATGCCTGCTTTGCGTCCCTGTAGATCCACCACCAGGCTCTTGCCTGGATTGCCCTGCAGGTCGCCGATAACAAACTGCTTGCCACGGGTCTTTCCATTGGGAAACAGGTAGGCCAGCGCCTCAGGCAGCCGGTCCAGCAGATGTGCCTTCAGTTCCTGGGCATCGTATGCTTCCCGCTGGACGGCCCCCTGTTCCGGCGCATCGTTGAAGTCGAGCCAGATGATGTTGTCAGCCATCATGCCCGTCCTCCCCAACACCGGTCCTGCCACGCACAGAACTTGCACTCGTAATGGGTTGGGTCATTGGCCAGACGCGGCAACAACTCATGGGCGTCGGAGGCCTGCAAAATCCGCACGCCGCGATCCGAGGCGCGTTGCGCCAGCTCGCCATTGAACGGAACCTGTTCGAAATAGATCTCGGCGGTATCCTTGTTGATGGCGGTGAAGAGCGCAGGATTCTTACTGATGCCCGGGACCTGAGGTTCCATGTAGGCCTGGTAGAGTGCGATCTGCGACGCATAGACCGGCTTGGAGCGCGTCACGCCGTGCTTGACCGTGTCCTTCCATGACTTATTGTTGAGCGACTTGCACTCCCAGAGTGCCGGGTAGCCGAGCCTTAAGTGTTCCGGCCCCGCAGCCAGGATCCCGTCCACATGCCCCTGAATACGGCCTCCGGCTACAGAGAAGCCATACTGCTTGCCTTGCGAGGTTTCCGTGTAGAGCTCAAAACCCGCCAGCCGCAACCAGCGGATCGCGAGATCTTCGAACACATGACCCGCCTCGAAGATGCGCAGCGTTGTTCCGGACAATTCCCGGCCCGGATCGACCGGGGCTTGAAGATACTCGTACTGCAGCGCCCGGTCGCAGGCGACACCCAGGCGGGATGCGCCAAGGTAAGCGCGTGGCGTTTGTTTGTCTCGTTCGGACGCCAGTGCCTCATCGATAAAACCCGTCACCAGTTCACTGAAGGATGAGGAAGAATTGAAATCCAGCATCAACTTCCTCCTCAAAACGGCACGTCGTCAGGTGTGAACTCCCGCAGGTTGTCGAAGTAGGCAGTCAGCACCACGTCGACCAGTTGCAGGATCTCCTCACGGCTGTACATCGACAGTGGTTTGTCCATCCCGACCGATGCCACGTATTCCCCGAGGAGAGGCAGAACGGCTTCCATTGCGGCCATTTCGTTGTGGGTAGGATCAATCACAACGCCACCTCCCGCCTTGAGCCGTTTGGCATGCAGAGACTGGCACTGCATCGAACAGAAGCGCTTGAACATGCGTTTCCCATCCGGCGTGCGCGACCCCCTTTTGGGAGAAACCCAGCAGAAGCCTCGTCCTTCCCGTCCACAGACCGCACATATCACGCCGCCTCCCTGTCATCCGCCGCGCCGAACACCCGGGACTGGATGTCCCGCTTGTTGAACTGGAAGGCCAGCAGGCAGGAAGCCTGATAACGGGTCAGCCCGAAGTCCTGCCGGTAGGCAGGCGGCAGGTAGCGCAACTGTTGCTGGGTCGCTGCTTGATTCAACCAGCGGCGGGACTTGAGCGCGGTGTCCTCCGACTCGTGCTCATTGAGCCAGTCATCGGCCGCGGCAAGGCATACGGTGCGTTCACCGAGCGCCAGCAAACTCGTTGTCAGATTCTTGCCGCCGCCGATGCCGAACCAGCGCCCATTCAGGAAAAAGACACCAGCCCAGGCATCGAAGCCTGTAGCCATCAACGCGCCATCATCGCCAAACAGATCGCACCAGCGGAACGAAGACCGTTTGAGCAGGTCCAGCTCCGACATGACGAAATCGGTCAGTTCGACCTTCTCATCCGAATCGGCCCGTTCCCACCGGTGACCACACAGCGGACACTCCAGGGACGCGGCGGGGACCTGCGCGCCGCACTCGGAGCACTCCTTATGGGGCGCGGTGCCGGTAAAATCCCGCCCCTCCAGATTGACGTCCTGCTCCAGCGAGCCATGCAGCAGCGTGCTGGTACCGAAATCGAGCACGATACAGTCGGTCTTGGTGACGCCGGGATACTCGTTGGGGTCGACGGTGCGTAGCCCACGGCCGACCATCTGGATCAGGGTGGACTTGAAGGAGCTGGGCCGCAGCAGGATGACACAGTCGGTCGGCGGGTGGTCCCAGCCCTCGGTGAGGACTGCGACATTAATCACCACCTGGGCATCGCCTTGCTCGAACCGGGCAAGGGCCGCCTTGCGCTCGCTGTTGGACAGCTCGCCATGGACGAGCACGGCGGCAACATCGGCGGCCATGAAGGCCTCGGCGACATTGCGGGCATGGCTGATGGTGGAGCAGAACACCACCGTCTTGCGGTCACCAGCCTTTTCCTTCCATTGCTTGATGACAGCATCCGTGATGGGGGCCTTGTTCATGATGGCATCCACCGCCGACATATCGAAATCGTCGGCGGTGCGCTTCACATTGGACAACGCACCCTGGGTACCGACATCGATGACAAAGGTACGGGGCGGTACCAGGTGTCCGGACTGGATCAACTCGCCCAGGGTGATCTGGTCGGCCACGTTGCTGAACACCGGCCGCAGTCCCTTGCGGTCGCCCCGATTGGGCGTGGCGGTCACGCCAAAGACGGCCAGATCCGGATTGCGCTCCCGGGCGTGATCGATGATGCGCTGGTAACTGGGCGCGGCAACGTGGTGCGCCTCATCGACCACCAGCAGGTCCAGTTTGGGCATGCGCTTGAGATTGGCTTCTCGCGAGAGGGTCTGGACCATGGCGAAGGTGGCCTGACCGGACCAGGATTTTTCCCGGGCATCGAATACGGACGTCTCGATGCCGGGATTCACCTTACGGAACTTGGCCTCGTTCTGGCTCGTCAGTTCGTCCCGGTGGGCCAGCACGCAGGCCTTGGCGTCGGTATCGTCCAGCCACTCTCCGGCAACGCCGGAGAGCATAATGGTCTTGCCTGCGCCGGTCGGGGCAACGCCGAGTGTGTTGCCGTGCTCATCAAGCGCGCGGATAGCTCGCTCGACGAACACTTTCTGGCGGGGTCTTAATATCATCGTCGCCCCCTCCTTACTGCGCCCAGCTGGGTCGGCCGGTAGGTGCCGATGCTGGTTTCTGCTGCTGAGGAGCCGGGGCCTGTTGCTGCACCGGTTGCGGTGCGACGCTGCCCATCACCGCGGCGTACTCCTTGCGGTCTGGGGTAATCGCCATCTTGATGACGTTCTTGTCCTCGCCGTGCTGGTCCTTCTCCATCTCCACCTTGCCGACAAACTCGATGCCGTCAAGATCGCCAAAGCCGCTGATGCGCCGGGCCTGCTGTGCCTGGGGCGAGTTGTCCTGCGGATGCAGGCCATGAGCGGAATTAAGGATGCCTTTGATAAAGGCGCGTCCCATGTTGGCCCACTCAGGCCCTTTGTTGCTGTGCAGGCCAATCAGGCTCCACATCTTGCGCCGGGCGTAGGGGCCTTCCAGCACCACAAATTCGCAGTTGAGATAAACCGAACCGGTGGTCTGACTCTGGGTGGCGTAGCCGCCGGTCCAGCCCTGGGCCGGGTCATCGTAGCCACCCGGCTTGATAGTCATACGCACCTTCACCAGAGTGCCCTTGGGGATCAGGTCGAAGCTGTTCTGATCGTCGGCTGAGTTGAAATCGTTCCAGGCAGATGTCATGGTCAAACTCCTTCACTTTCAATAGAGGGTTGAGGGTCGGCGGTGGATGCGGATGGACGGCCCCCTGGTGGAATAGAATGGGCAAGCCGCTCCACTGCCGGTTTTACGGGGGTGTGGATCTTCGCCATCAGGCGTCCGAGGTGCGGTTCCTCGATCATTTCCAGGCGGCCACTGCGATCCTTGGCGGGATAGCCGTAAGGATTCAGGGTGTGATTGATGAAGGCGCGATAGCCATTACCGTCATCGTCCTTCACCTCCGCCATGGTAATCACCTGATCGACGATGCCGGGCAACTCGAGGCCGGTCTTGGAACCCTCAATCTGGGGCGCGAACACCTTACGGTTGAAGTCGTCGATCCGCTCATCGAGGATCCCGACGAACCAGATGTTCTTGTTGCGGGTGTGCTGCAGGTGGGTGAGCCAGGCGATCATCTCCTGGCCGTGCAGGCCGTAGGCCGCACGCATATCCGGCTTGCCGCTGCGCTCGCTGAAGGCCTGCGGCTGGCCCTTGCACCACTGGAAGCAGAGGCGGCCTGCGACCGTGATCGAGTCGATGAATACCGTCTCGTACTTCGCCACCACCGCGGGATCACCGAAGCGCTCACACACGGCGTTGAAGTGGGCCTGGCTGTAGGGTTGGTCTTCACGCAATGCCGGGTTGGGGCCGCCGATAAACACTGCGAAGTCGCGGCACTCCTGCCAGGTCTTGGGCCGAATGCTGTCGCCGGACCAACCTTCGATGGCGAGATCGCCGGCCTCCAGATCGAAAAACAGGGTGCTCTCCGGTTCCAGAGTCCACAGCAGGCTGGTCTTGCCGATGCCGGACTTGCCGAAGATGCAGCCCTTGATGCCCCGCTTCTCCGCCAGCCGCTGGTCAGCAGAAATGATAGGCAAACTCATGAGCGGCCCTCCTCATTTAAAAAGGTGTCGCCGATCCGATGGGCTCCTAAGGCACACCGTTTACGTGCGAGGTCGTAGAGTTCACGCAAAGCATTCATGCGCCGACTGAGGGGGCGGATCTCGGTTTCGAGCGCTAGGATGGCGAAGGCGATTTGATCGAGCGTGGCGTCTTCGATCGCGACCTCCGTACCGTCCGATCCGACCCTTTCGGGCAGTTCTTCCAGCAGATAGGGATGCTGCTTTCTCAGCTTTTCGAGCAGGGTGTGTTTTTTGAACATGGTGCTACTCCTCAATCGGGATGAGTTGGAAGGTGGGCTTGCCGGTCTTGAGGGTGCGAGCGGGCGCGAATACCTCGCGCAAGTTCTCCGGCCAGGCGGTGTACTTGCGCTCGGCGACCTTGTAAGTGATATCCAGGTACTCGGTGGGATCGTCGCCGCTGGCGGTGATACGCTCGGCGATCTCGGACAGCTTCTTCTGGTCCCAGACCGGCTTCTTTGGCAGGTCGGCTGTGACACGGACGCCGTCATCATCGAAGTGGACGGTCCCGGTGTCCTTGCCGAGCTGGGAACGCAGTGCCTTGGCGTGGGCGTCATACTTCAGGGCAATGGCCCCGTCGATCCATTCCTTGAGATCTTTGGCCTGACGAAACAAATCGACAGCGGCCGATTGCAGCTGCATCAGGTCCTGCGCGGACAGCCCAGTCATCTCGGCAACGGATAGGAGCCTGGCTTCTTCCAGTGTGATGGTCATGCCACACCCCCCACCTGCGGCTGATAGGCAGGCTCAGAAGTAGAGGCGCGCATGTGCTGGCGCTCGTAGGCCTCGATGTCTTCAAGACGGTAGACGACGCGACCGCCGATCTTGAGGAAGCAAGGTCCCCAGCCGATGGCGCGCCAGCGCTCCAGGGTCCGCTGGGAGAGATCCCAGCGGTCGGCCAGTTCGGCCTGATTAAGGTGTTTCACGGTCATGTCGATGTACCTCGTGGTTGCAATGAACACGGGGTAATGATGGCGGGAGGACCGTGGGAAAATCGGGGGATCAGCAGGTGGAAAAATCAGTGGTATTTTTCGTTATTTCAGTTAGTTACACTAATGTCGAAATGATGATAGACACTTGTCCCCAGAACTTATCCAGCTTGCAAAATGTCAGAAATTCTGCTAGTTTTTCTGACATGAATAGAGGACAACATCATGTCTACAGCCGAAACAATCCGTAATCGCGTGCTGCGAGTCCGCCGGGGAGAGCCGTTTACCAACACACGGTTCCTCAAGCTGGGTTCACGTGCGTCCGTGGACAAGACGCTGTCCCGCCTGGTTGAGGAAGGTGTGATCCAGCGGATTGCCCGGGGGGTGTTTGTGCGTCCCAAGAAAAGCCGGTTTATCGGTAGCGTCATGCCTGACGTGGCGAAGGTCGTGGAGGTCATGGCCAGGGATCACGGTGAGACGCTCCAGGTTCACGGCGCGGAAGCGGCTCGCCGTTTCAAGCTGTCGACCCAGGTGCCTACTATGCCGGTCTTCTACACCAGTGGGCCGAGCCGGGAACTCAAGGTCGGCAACCTGACCGTCAAACTAAGACACGCCAGTCACCGGAAGCTTCACCTGGCCGGGAAGCGCCCAGGCCTGGCACTGTCGGCCCTGTGGTACCTGGGAAAAAACAACGTCAACGCCAACGTGGTCTGCGCCATTCGTGAAGGCCTGACGGCAGAAGAGTTTGAAACCCTGAAGCACACTGACATGCCTGCCTGGATGGCGGGTGCATTGGAAAGGTATGGCAAGGAAGCCGTCCATGCCTGAGCAATTCCTGCATCTGCCGCTCGGTGACCGTAAGGAGATCCTCCAGACCGCCGCCGCACAACTGGGGCAACAGGCGGCTGTTTTGGAAAAAGATGTATGGGTCTGCTGGACATTGCAGACCCTTTTTTCCATGCCGGATGCCCACCCAATGGCATTCAAAGGCGGCACCTCCCTCTCGAAGATCTATGGAGCCATCAATCGTTTCTCCGAGGATGTGGATGTCACCCTCGACTACCGAGCCTTTGATGATGACTTCGACCCATTTGCCGATGAAGTGAGCAACACTGCCATTAAGAGATTCAGCAAACGGCTAAAGGGTTATGTCCTCCAGTATGCGAATGACGTAGTTGCCCCTTATATCAATACCCAGCTCAAGGCGCTGCCTAGGCCGGAGGAATATGGTATCGATGTATCCGATGATGGCGAGAAGATCTGGGTTCAGTATCCCTCCGCCATCGAGGACGGTGACAACTACCTAAAAAGCAGCATCTTGATTGAACTGGGTGGCCGCAATGTTATCGACCCGAACGAGCGGCATACTGTCATCCCCGACATATCGGCATTGGTAACCGGCCTCAATCTTCCTTCTGGCGAAGCGGTCGTCCTTTCACCGGAACGAACCTTTTGGGAAAAGGCGACGCTCATCCACGTCGAGTGCAATCGCAAGGAGTTCAAGGCAGATGCGCATCGCCTTTCCCGGCACTGGTATGACTTGCGGATGCTGGCCATACATGACTCTGGCAAGGCAGCGATCAATAACCGCGAATTATTCGAAGATGTCGTGCGACACAAGCAGGTTTTCTTCAATGCCGCCTATGCCAACTACGAGGCCTGTCTGGCCAATGAGCTTCGCTTGATTCCTGATGATGTAGCCATCACCGAGCTACGCACGGATTATGAAAAGATGCTTGGCGCCGGGATGATGTATGGCGATCCGCCGTCATTCGACGACATCATTGCTGGCATTCGTGAAATTGAACATGAAGCAAACACCTGGTAGGCCGTCAGGCATCCAGATAGTAGTAGCCATTCCCCTCGCTCTTGATCAGAGTGTTCCATAGGGGATGAGGTATCCACTGACCATTTTTCTTGTTCCGCATAATGCGATGAAGCTCTTCATTAGTGCGGGCTTCAGCGCGTAACAAATCCTTATGCGCCCGGCCACCCTCGTTGTGGAGACACTCCATGACAGCCGACTGCTTCTTGGTCAGCTTATAGGATTCGCCGTTCCAATGAACAATCCGGTAATCGGTGGAAAAACGCAGACCGATGCCACCCGTCGACTCCTCAACATCGGGCACCCCTTTAAGCAGGGCAAGCAACACATCGTCATCTATGCAGAAGTCAGCCTGGTCCCGGGCCATCACTTGATGGAGTGAAACCAATGCCTGGTCGAACGGCAACTCAAAATCTACTGGCTCCCTCTTGCCTGCGCACATGATGATGGCAGGCGTCTTTCCGATCTCACGCTTCATTGCCCGCAGGAATGTTGCCCGATTTTCCGGATAATCGAGGCGGCGAGCGAAATAGAGGTGCGGACGGTAATTGCCGAAGCGAGCCGATCCCAAGTGCCATAAGACGTTATCGTGCAAACAGGTCAGCCTCTGACTTTTCGGGATTTCCAATCGGTGTTGAAGGAAAACGAGCAGCCTGTCGTCATCCAACACATAGCGCTTCACCGCATTCGCGGCCACATACACCCACCCTGAAGTCGCAGTGAAATATTTGTACTGTTTCCGCTCGGAGTCCCAGAGCAATTCGTGGAAAGGGTGATCATCGTCACCAGGCAAAACAGGAGCGGTGTCGTTCCCCGCAGGAACCAACCACCCACCCTCGATCAGTTCCGTAGCCAGCTGGGGGAAATTCGAAAACAACAGTTCAGCACCGATGGCCACACGCGGATGTTCGATGATCCGCAGCAACAACGCGAACGCGTCCTTGCTCAGTTCCCGCCCTTCCCGCATCAATCCACCTCCTCGAGCAAGGCCCACCGCTTGAGGTACTTTTCGCCGATCAACCGCTCGTGATCGGTGCGGCTACGCAGATCACAGCCGTTGGGCATGGTGATCTTCACCGGCAACACCTTGTGGCGGTTGGAACCGTTTTCTGGATGGAAGCGAATGGAAAGTTGTGCCTGGGTGGGTGTGAAGTTGCCAGAAGTCAGTGGATTGTGCTCACCGAAATACTCCTGGGCATACTCGTGGAAAGCGATTGCCCGTTTGGCCGGCACCTCCAGCTGAACACGTCCATCCCCAGCCAGGTCTTTGAGCTTCATCATGACAACCTGTACCGATTCGATACCATCACCCACATCCCAGTCCAGCGGTTGATCCTGCAACAGTGGCGTCAGGTCATACCGCCGCAGAGGAAGCGTGTCGGCTTCTACCGGCTGCTTGAGCAGATCCTCGGTGAAGGCTTTGGCGATGGTGTCCCGACGTTCCCTGCGCGCTGCCACCACCTCGATGACACCGGTTTCCGGCGCATAGATGATGGCGTGTTCAGAAACCGGCCGACGGATTCGCGAGACGATGTCCTCCCCTTCGAACTCCAGATAAGAATCCGGCAAGCCCTCCTGGTAGACCATCAGCTGGACCACGTCGACCTCGTTGCCATCCTCATCAGGCATGGTGCGTTCGAACAACTCCAGCTTTACCTTGTCGCCCAAGCCAAACAGCGATTTGATCTTATTCTTGAAAGTGGCCAGTGATACCGGATCGGTGGCCAAGGCAATCTCAGCTTCTACCTGATATCCGCTCCAATTCCTGCCATGACGGTACTGGTCGGCATAGCGGATGTCCTCGGCGTGCCGGAACGATTCTGGCTCGTTGACATAGACCCAGTGACTGCGCTCGATGCCGTTTTGTAGATTGGTGAACGTCGCGTGGTCCTTCACCACGCTCAACAATGCGGCTTGACCAACCTCATCTGCCATGTGGCATACCCGCTCCGCGTCAACCCTAAGCCTGGCCTGGTCGCTATCACTCAGATGGTCGACCAGCTGGATGACATTCTTGGTAACTTCGGCCTGATCCTGGCTCCAGTCGACGCCATTGACGGCAATTTTCTTATGGGCGAAATACTCCTGCAGCCTTGCGGGAGTCGCGTGACGGATGAAATTTCGAACAATCGGCATTACAACGGTCATCTTTGGTACAGAATCACAAAAAGTTCAAGATAGCGAACCACAAAGATAGTGGGGCTTATATCGCTTGTCAAGCACCTTTTGTATCTCTATACTGAACTTTCGAGTTCAACTATTCCAAGACGAGGAGAAATACCGTGGCCAACCTGCTAGGTGCCAAGATCAAGGAACTGCGCAAGGCCAAGGGATTGACTCTGGAGCAGCTCGCCGAGGAAATCGGTTCGGGTAAAAGTTATATATGGGAGCTTGAGAACCGGGGCGTGAAACGTCCATCTGCCGAGAAACTGGCCGCCATCGCCCGCGCCCTGGACACAACCACCGATTTTCTTGTGGACAACGGCATGACCGAGCCAACCAACGAAATCAAACGTGAGGTGTTCTTCCGCAAATTTGAAAGTCTGGACGAGGAGGACCAGCAAAAGATAGAGGACATCATCGACGCTTGGAGCCGGAAGAAGTGACGAAAAAGAAGCGGCCCCACAAGGAAGCCAACCGCATCACTCATATTCTCAACCTTACCCTACCATCGGAAAATCGGTATCCAGTTGATATTGAGATGATTGCCCTGGATCTCACACCCGATTTCAACGATGACCCCATCACCAAGGTACATCCTGATACCTTCAACAAGTTCGAGGGTGCACTGATCAAGGATCCCGCCTCCTCGAACTGGGGGATCCTATACAACACCAACATCCAGCATCCCGGCCGTGTGCGATTCACTTTGGCTCATGAGCTGGGCCATTACATGCTGCATCGCCAAGATGCCGGAATAGATGGGTTCGAGTGCGGCACCAGCGACATGATCCGCTACGACTCGGATTACAAGGAGCAGGAAGAAGAAGCGAATGCCTTTGCCGCCTGCCTGCTGATGCCAGCTCACGATTTCCGCGATCAGACAGGTAACGAGCGGTTCAGCTTCGACCTGCTCGGCCACTGCGCCGACCGCTACGGTGTCTCCCTGACCTCGGCCGTGCTGCGCTGGCTGGAATTCACACCCAAGCGTGCCATCGCGGTCTTTTCCGAAGAGGGGGGAATGCACTGGGCCAAATCCAGCACCAAAGCGTTCAAGACCGGCAAATACTTCGCCACGCGCCGTGGCTACAACGAGGTGCCCACCGCCTCGATGGCGGCGCGACAGACCTTCTCTTTTGAGGCGCGGAACGGTGTCCGCCATGGCCCCGGGGTCTGGTTCGACGATGAGGAAGTAGTCGAGCACACCATCTACTCGGAAGAATACGAGAAGACCCTGACTGTACTGCTTCTGGATGACATTGGGGGGTACGATCGGCTGGACGAGGAACCGGAAGAAGACGTAGCCGACTGGTTCTCCCGGGGTCTCTGACCGTCATTCCTACGCGCCGGCACGCCCCTTCGAGATGAGGGAGGATGCCGCCTTCCGGACAATACCGCTTATCAACAATTTTGAATTTTCAAATGGTTACCAAGATAAGCGATGCAAACATTTCTACCCGCAGAAGCACTCTCTGACGAGGAGCGGACGGCCGAAGTCGCCGAGATTCTCGCCGCTGGTGTAATCCGGCTCCTGAAATCACAAAAAGATAGCGATGTTCCTCTGGACTTCCTGCCCACCGGAAGCGTTCATCATGACCGTTATCACAACGGAGAAGAACAACGATGAGCGCAGATGTAATCGGCAAGGTGGCGGCACTGCCGTCACTGGAAAATGACGAACTGAAGAAGCTATGGCGGGAGCTGTTCGACGAACCGGCCCCGCGCAAGAAGCGGGACTACCTGATTCCCCGGCTGGCCTGGCGTATTCAGGAGCTGGCCTACGGTGGCCTGTCTGACAACGCCCAGGACCGCATCAACCGGCTGATGCGCAGCAAGGAGCAGCTCAAACCCAGCAGCAACCGGGTCAAGCGCCCCGCGGTCGGCACCAAGCTGATCCGCGAGTACCAGGGTGTCGAGCATCATGTCACCGTCACCCGCAATGGCTTCGAGTACCAGGGCCTCACCTACCGCAGCCTGTCTCACGTCGCCCGGGAGATCACCGGCACCCGGTGGTCTGGGCCGCTCTTCTTTGGCCTGACGAGGAGCAGCAAATGACCGAAAACAAGAAACCAACCCGCTGCGTAGTCTACACCCGCAAATCATCTGAAGAAGGTCTGGAGCAGGAGTTCAACTCGCTGGATGCCCAGCGGGAGGCTGGCGAAGCCTACATCCATTCACAAAAGCACGAGGGTTGGATACTGCTGCCCAATCGCTACGACGATGGCGGAATCTCCGGCGGCACCATGGAGCGGCCTGGGCTTCAACAGCTGCTGGCCGATGTGAAGGCCAACAGGGTGGATGTAGTGGTGGTCTACAAGGTGGACCGCCTCAGCCGCTCCCTGGGGGACTTCGCCCAGATCATCGATCTGTTCGACAAGCACGATGTCTCCTTCGTCTCGGTCACCCAGCAATTCAATACCACCAGCTCCATGGGGCGGTTGACGCTGAACATTCTGCTCTCCTTTGCCCAGTTCGAGCGGGAGGTCACCGGCGAGCGGATCCGCGACAAGATTGCCCTGTCGAAGAAGAAAGGCATGTGGATGGGCGGCTATGTGCCACTGGGCTACGACGTGGCCAGTCGCAAGCTGATACCCAACGACCTGGAGGCGGACCTGGTGCGGCGCATCTTCAACCGCTTCATCCGCCTGGGCTCCACCACCCTGCTGTGTAAAGAACTCAATGACCAGGGTTTTCGCACCAAAAGCCGCCGCGGCCGTGACGGCCGGATGAACGGTGGCTACCCCTTCAACAAAACCACCATATACAAGATCCTCAACAACCGGATCTACCTGGGCGAGATCCGCCACAAGGACAAGTGGTACCCTGGCGAGCACCAGGCCATTATCGACCAGGATCTTTGGGACAAGGCCCACGCCGTCATGGCCCAGGACCGATCTCAACGCGCCGCGGACTCCCGACGACAGACGCCTGCCCCGCTCAAAGGCCTGCTCTATGGCCCGGACGGCAAGGCGATGACGCCCACCCATACCCGGCGCGGCGACAAGATCTACCGTTACTACGTCACCCATACCGCCAACAAGCGCGGCTATGAGGAGTGCCCCGTGCGCATGGTACGGGCTGCAGATATCGAGGGCATCGTCTTTGACCAGATCAAGGCCATCTTCAAGAACCCCGCCATGATCGTCAGCACGTGGAAAGTGGCAGCCACCAAGGACGACCGAATCAGCGAGGAGGAGGTGCGCGAAGGTCTCCAGTCCATCGAGGCGGTCTGGGACCACCTCTACCACAAGGAGCAGGCACGGCTGCTGCAACTATTCGTCGAAAGGATCCGGGTGGAACCGGAGGGCGTCCACATCGACATCCGGAGCAACGGCATCAACAGCCTGGTGCTGGACCTCAAGGCCGCTGCCCAGGAAACGAAGGAGGCAACCGCATGAGACCCAAGATCAACCTGAGCCGCGACGGCGAGCTGATCCAGATCTTCATACCCGCCCAGCTGGGACGCCACGCGGGACGCAAGACCATCCTCTCACCCACCGGCCAACCGGTGAATCCAGACCGAAACACGGAGGCAGATGTGACGTTGATCAACGCTCTGGTCCGGGCCCATCGCTGGAACCGCTGGCTGGCCAGGGGCAAGTACGAGAGCATCAACGCGATCGCTGCCACCGAGGGTATCCGCAGCCCCAGCTATGCCTCCCGCATCCTTCGCCTGACCCTGCTGGCCCCGGACATCCAGGAGGCAATCCTCAACAGCACCCACCCGGCAACCCTTACCCTGGCCGACTTCATGGATCCCTTCCCCCACCTCTGGGAGCTACAGCGGAAGCAGTACGGATTCTAAAACCCCGTTATCCAGATCGCAGAGTGCCGATAAGCAGTCCCTTATCTTGAGTGTCCCCTTATGGGCACTATTCAGACTTTCCCGCTAAGAATGTGACAGGCAGGAGTTGGCTCAAAGCGATTAGATGAACTGGGGCTCCATACTGTCTGCAGTCGTTCGCTAGCTGTTGATACTCAGCGGCACATCACCAATTAACGGACATTCAACGTGGAGCTGAGCCGCGGGCGTTAGCCCGTTGGCTCCAGCGTCTCGTTGTGCTTCTTCGCCCGTTCGCTGGGATAAACAGCGGCAGCAAGCGGTGCGCTGGGTGTCCCAGAGTGCCACTGCGGTGACGCGACCTCGCAGAACGCTGCCTGGCGGATCTGTCATTGTTCATGCGAAGCCTGAACGCACCCTGGGTTCATGGATGTCCCAGCACCACTCTCACCCCTATAAATCAAGCAAAAAGAAAGTGCGTTCCGATTCTGAGTAGTCCCCATAGTCCTTCTCACGGTCCCAAATACGCAGCCGTATGAAGAAGGCGAGCTTGCGCCCTAGTCGTTCCATTGCTTCAGCGAGCAGTTCCTGATCGATCATAGTCGCGGTGCCGCAACGCGTCGAACCTCCCTTTGGGTGCGACGGCGTCCAATTGTCGTTCCATATCCGAATTCTCGAAACAACCTTTCCATCGGATGCAATACAGTCGATACTATCGTGTGTACAACGGATTTCGGTGTTGGGAATCGTATAAGGGGCGGGGATCGTTAACCCCAAGTTCATATAGTCGCCTTGCCATGATCCAAACGGTATCGGAAAGAGGCAACTGCAGACAGCGACCTCGTCACCCGTTTTACCTTCCGTGCTTGCTTCCTCGATCGTAATCTCTGCTGGCGGACCCTTGAGCTCGAACGTATCTGCGACCGACATCAATAGCATTTTTTCGTAGAGGAATGCACCGTCGGGCGGTTCGTAGTCCGGCGTTACGAGATGGGCACTGAGGGTGAGTTTGGCGTACTTCTGCACCGACGATGCTACTGGCGTGTCGAGCGACACGAGCATCATCCCTTCCGCTCGTGCGGCCTGCACGAGCTCGCGGATGATGGGCGTGAAATCAACGCCGGAAGTGCAGAATCTTTCAGGGAAGTCCGAGAGCCACGCCGGCCTTGCGCTGGGTTCGATATCGAAGAAACCAGCAATCCCGTGAACGATCTCGACGCAGTAGTCTTCCGCGATCCTCTGGGGCATACGCCACTCGCTCACTGCATAAGCCAGAGTCCGCAGGTACGCGGAGAGATATACCTCTCTCATCCGCTGCCAGTACTGACCCATGATTCCCGCGCGTGCATCCAACACGTCGTCGAAATAATGCGGGTAGCGCGTGTAGTGCGTGCCCAGCTTGTCACACAGGGTTTTCCACTCGTAGGCCCAGTGCTGGAGAAAGGGGCAGCCGCTGGTGCTTTCCAGCTTCCTCAGATTATTCACGAGGATCGGCGGAGCGTGCGCGGTCTTGTGCTCCTCGAAGTAGCTGCCGCCCTCAAAGTCGGCCGGAGCCCGTCCCGAGTGAGCCTGGTGCCATCCGACGACGCCGTGTCCCTGTCCAAAGGTTCGCTCCAGAATGATGTCGGCGAGAATGGAAGGGCAATGGAGGCGTGATGTGAGTGCTGTCTGTGTAGGTCTGCCAACGGGCGAGGTGAGGAAGACAATTGTGAGGCTCTCGCAGACTTCAGACTCGGTCTTGCACTGATCAAGATAGTCCAAAAGTGCGTCCGTCGTTGATGACCGCGCGCCCGGATCATTGAGAAGGTTGCGGATCTCTCTGGCCGTTCTCCAGCGTGACATTGGCACCGGCCATTTGAGCCGCTGGAAGAGGAAGGAAAGCGCGATGGGGGCCGAGTTTGCGCAGAACCATGGCGTTTTCGGGATCGGCTGTTCCCGGACCTCCTCGACCAGTGAGTCCACGAAGACAGTGGTGATTTTGTCAGCAAGCTCTACCTGCCCCACGAGCATCAGGAAGCGCACTAGATATTTGTAGCCGAGCACGAAACTGTAGCCACGGCGACGGTAGTAGGGCGCGGGCACAGACGTGTCCTTGATGTATTGGAGCCAGCGATCCGGATAGTGCTGCGCGGCAAGTCTGATCCGAGCCATGTTCTCGGTCTCGGACGCGTAGTAGCTCTGCCAGCCATGACGATGAATGTGGGATTTGACGAGCCACGGATACGCGGCCTCCTTGCCCTGGACCACGAGGCTTACAAGGAAGGCTTCGTTGAGGATTTCCTCTGCATCGTAGGTCTTCTCGCTCGTCTCGAAGTAGGAGAGGATCGCGTGCAAAGCGTGAGATGCCTTGCCCTGATCCTTCCAGTGATGGAGCCACTTCACCATGAATTCTTCGCGGCCCCTGTAATGAACGGCCGCGGCCGCTTCAACAACGGCGGCGAAATCCTCATAGCCGAACGATGTGGGGTCGACCTTGGCAGCCTCTTTCTCCCGCTCGGAAAGCTCTTCTTCAGTCGCCTTGATTTCGCGGTGAGCTATCGGCGTGCGGCCGAGAAAGGCATCCTGACTATCGAGGAGTGCACGGGCGGCAGGTTCATTGATCGCGCGGTCCTCTAGAACCTCCAGGGTTCTTTCGTCAAGGAACGTGCGGGCTAGCGCGACACTTTCCGGGGATTCAAGATCCATCACCTTCGCGAGTTCGATCAGGCACTCGTCGGCATAGGAATAATCGTCAGTCGAGAGGTGGTGTTCGTAGAGGGAGGGCAAACGCTCGGGCGCGACCTTCGCCACCACTTTGATAAGCTCAGATCTCACGTGATTCGTCTCGTCGCCATCCGTAAATTCCGTGATCTCCTCGATGATTGGGACCAGCGTATCAAGGCGTGCACGCGTGACAGCCGGGTCTTTCTCACTCAACTCGACAACGGCATCGAGCACGTCCATCGCGCCGAGGTCTTTTCGCCAGCCATAGCCGACAAGGCATTCGGCGGCGTGCGCCAGAAACTCGGCCTGTCTTCCATCCTCATAGAGGAGCGCGAAGTCCGCGAGTTGCGTCCAACGCTCAGAGCGCTCGCTGAACTCCGTCACCTTCGCTGAAAGAACTTTCGCCTCGTCGGTGAGAAGCGCCGCCGCACCGTCCTTATCGAGGAGAGGAATCCTGTCACCCACGTTGCGTGTCACCCAGATCTCGTCCGACCAATGGGCGGATTGGCGCGCCATACCCAGCTCCGGGGCTGGCACCTTCGTGTTGCCGGGGTCGGAAAGACCAAGGAAATGCAGATCAACGGCGATGCGTCGGAGAACCTCGTTGAAGGCCCGATACTGTGCATATTCTCTTTCGGGAGCTGGACCCCACTGGACCGGCTCGACATCCACTGCTTCGGAGTAGACAGCGGAGAAGGCGGGAGCGAGCCGGCCTTCCTCGATGTTCCTTGCGATCTCCTCGAGCTTTGCCAGACCCAGCGGTAGCCACCCCAAATCGTCTTCGCCGAGCCCCGGATGGATCATCGAGTAATCGCTGCCTTTCGCGCGGAATCCTACATACAGCGCGATCCAGAACGCATCGTAGAAGAAGGATGTGACGTCCGCGTTCTCACCGAGCGAATACCGCTCGCGGATGAGGTCGCCGGGCACCGGAGGGATATGCACCTCCAGCTTCGCGTCACGATCACGCCAGAGGAACCAGCACGCAGCAAAGGCCGAGAGAGGCTCCTTGCCGAGAGGGACGAGCTCCCTGACATCCGCGCCTGCGAAACTCGCCGCGCGTATGAGCGCGTCGTGGATTAATCGCCGCTGATCTTTCCACTTGTCGCCGCTCAGTGCCTTACGGACGAGCTGAAGCCCCTTGATGTTTCGCGCATCCCCTAGCAAACGGATGAGCCTTGAGACATGGGGCTCGGGCTTCCTGAATCCGCGCACGTAGTTTAGCGTGCGTCGCACTGTTTCCTCATCCATCAGCGCACTGACCGAGAGGATCTGATCCGAAAGCTTCGTGAACTCATGCTCGGGACGGTGACGCAGCGCGATCCATGCGTTGACGCGGCGAGCCATTTCATCGAGGCACGTCGGCAAGGTCTGCGAGGACATTTCATCCGGGGCGAGGCGGGCGAGCTCTGTCACTTCGCTGTCGGTCAAGTCGTGGATGTCGTCGAGAAGGTTCAGTGTCTGCTGGCGGTTGTCGGAGACCGCGAGCGCGGTCGCGCGGTAAGCGGCAAAATCCCTCGATTGAAACTTGCGCGCGTTTGAGATGCGGGTCTTAAGACTGCGAAGGGATACTGTTCGCGGCAAGTCTCCATCCTCGAAGGTTTTCGCTTCGGCGGCGGCAAGGATGTTTTCGATCTGCTGATCGGGCCAGCCCTTCGCGAGGGATTCGACGACCCAATCCCGCATTGCGCCCGCGAGCAAATCCTTGAAGTCCCCGGCCTGCGCTTTGGCGAGCCACAGCCAGCCCCACCGCCAATATTCAGGCGCATCATTCGCAAGCCAGTTGATGATCTTCGGCAGGAGCGCCTGATAGCTTTCCGCATGATCCGCCCGCTCCCGCACCCATGCGAAGATGCTCGAGTGGAAGGGGACCATGCCGACGTTGCGCGGCTCCAAAAGGTAGTCGATCTGGCTGAAGTCCCCGAGCACCTGCCTTATGCCAAGGCTTGGCCAGAAGAAGCCCGATCCCGCGAGCATGTGGAGGGCGTTCTTGGCGTCCGCACTGAGGTGAACCCAGAGTCCCCGATAGTAGGCGCGGATATCTCCGTCCGGGCACGGCGGGAGCAATCGGATTTCCTCCGCAGACGTTGGGCGGCCTGCGCGTATGAGCCCCTCATATGCGTAAATCAAATGCAGCGGGTGGCCCTGGCTGATATCAAAAAACGCTCCCGCGATCTCGTCGAGCATTTCTGCGCGCCGCTGGGGCGTCGGATTAAACCGAAGGATGAGTGGACGCGCCTTGTCCTGCTGCAGCACCCAGCGATGGACCGCGACCTCGTCCATACGCGGAATCTCGATCCAGTCATCGTCGTTCGCGATCGTCAGCAGCTTGCCGGGCAGCTGCTCGTCGGGGACCCGCTGCGTTCCGATGATAAGACTGGCATTTGGCGGCAGCGGGAGTAGCTCGTTGAAGAGGTGATTGAGCTGGTCGACTCGCTGCGTGTCGCGCCACACATGATCGAGCCCGTCGATGACGATGTAGAGCCGCTGCCCTTTGGCGGCGAGGTTGGCTGCGGCAATCCCGATGGCGGACCGCAACTTGTTGGCATCTTCCTCGACGCCAGCCATGGCTTCGGGATGGCGCACAGAGAGCTGGTCCATCAGAGAGGTCGATATCTCGTTAAAAGAAATGCGGTTGGAACTGGAGTCTTCTGCCGACAGAAAGTAGTGGTGTCGAGTGACGGCCGCGCCTTCCTTTTGAAGCACCTGCGTCAGATAGCTGAGGTAGGTACTCTTCCCTCGTCCGGGCGTTCCCCAAAGGATCGTGATCGGTTTGTCGTCCTTCCCGATGCGCCCACGAATGGTTTTGTCGAAGTGCTCGCTCGGCGGGCCATAGCCGTCAGGGACGATAAAGTCCTGCCGGATCGGTTGCGGACGGCGCTTCGTGATGAGTTGTACAACATGCTCCCGCAGAATACGTCCATCGGGCTCCGGCTGGTTCTTATAGGTCGCCCAACGCCGTACGTTGTGGCGAAAGGCGAGCCAGCCTAGCGAATCTGTGTCCGTAGGCACGAGCTGATCGCGCAAATAGTTTTCGTATCCGTCGAGGTCCGGCAGACCTCCCAAGAAATCGAAGGCCCGGAAGAACGTCTTGGCCTCGGCGGCACCTCCGCACGCACTCTCAACTGACTCGCGAATTTCCTTGGGTAGGAGGTCAATGTCGACCTGTGAACCCTTAAGACACTTAGCAAACTCCGCGGAGGGTATGCGGTTTGTTTTAAGGCCAGCACTGTGGATTGGACCCATCGCGGCGACGCGGGCGAGGGTCTTCGCCCACTTTTCGAGCATTGAGGTTCCGTTTTTGGTTTTGGAGAGAAGCCAGTCCCAGTCAAGCTCGTAGCGGTCGGAGTCGACCGTAAACTTGACCTGTACGAACTCGTAGGAACCATCCTTACGCGCAGCCACAACGTCATCGAGCGCTCGGTAACTCGTGTCGTCCGCCTCGAGCTGCACCCACGCATAGAGCTCAGGGTCTCGGTACTGGCGAATAAGCACCTCGATGCCGGCGAGGTCTTGGTAATCGTAACCGGCTCTTGGTATCGCGGCGGGCTTTATCTGGACTTTTGCCATCAT